TTGGAGATTCGAAACCGTCGTCTCGGGTTTACCCGAGTATTTATAGGGCGCGCTACCTTGGCGCCGGGCCAGCAACAAACTGGCTCCCGACGTAAAGTTTCGATACCCCTCACACTCGTGTTCTGAATACGCGCCTAGTAACCACTCTATTTTTCGTGCGGCCGTCTCAATGACGGACCACACGCTGATGCCTGTTGTTTGAGACAGGCGCAGAGGGTGGGCTAGGCGCGCATTAGCATGCGAGCATGAGACCTCAGCTGCGAAGAATCGCTTCCATGTTTCCGCTTCCTTATCCGCGGACGGTTTCCCGTCATCGAATTTGGAGAGGATGTTCTGGCCAAGGTACTCACAGGCGAACCGGAGAGGCTCTGTCAACTCAGACTGTTGAATTTCGTCTGGGTCTAAAGGAGCTACTCCGATGCGTCCTCTAAGTACGCTGGGCAGTCCGAACAATATTCCGGCCCTTTCGAGCCGGGAAATTGTATCGGGTAGGACTGAGGGATTGATTTCGACGTTGGCGTTGCGTTTACGCTTCGCGGAATGGGGCATGGTAATGCTCCTGTTTCAGTTGTAACTGAGTGACTACAAGAGACCAATGTGACAGACACCGCTGCAAGAGCGATGGCCACATCTCTGAGCTTGATCTCCACAAATCGATCCTATCTTAGTAGATAGGTTCGAGCTTGTCCGCGACCGACACAATAGTGGCGTGCGCGAGCAAGTTGGACATCAGCTTCAGCAGGTTCTTGCGTTCCTGAGCGGTCGAGTCCTGACCAAAGTTCAGACGGATGTCTGCACTGCAGTTGCGGACCACGACTTGCGCACCGTCTACCGTCGCCTCAACCGGGTCATTAAACCCAATCAGGATGCGGTAAGCTGTCTGGTTACCCGCCGGCTGCTTCACTTCGACACTCAGGGTTTCGAAACCCCGAGGCGTAGTGGCAGACCGGTTGGCCAGGCGCGCGGTCGATCCGTCGGTCGTAACCGGATCGAGGGAATGGGCGACAGGAGTCGCCTCAGCGTCATTGATGACGATGGATGCCATTTGCGGCATTATACAATCCTTTAGGGATAGTGGGAAAAGGCCTCACCTTACAGGTGGGCGACCGTTTTTCATTGCAGAAGCTAGTAGCGATAAAGCATTCGCTACGTGCAACATGCTCAACGGGTCTTTAAACCGCGGAGCTGCTGCGATGGGCCACGACGAAAAGACTTCACGGTCTAGGGTGAACCGGCGATAATAAGCCGATTTACCTGTCGACGTTGGCCGCGTCCTGTAATAGGGCGAGGTCAATGGATCGTGAGTCTCACGAGGGGATCCAATCACGACGAGCTCTTTACGGAGGGAATAACTTCCTCCTTTCAGAGTCATATAGCTCGTTGCATCGAGTGAGGAGAGCCAGTCACCGACTTGCACTCCCCAATCGAGAACAAACGAGAAAGGTAGCAATTCCCATGCCAAAAGCAGAGGATTTGCAATACCCGT